ACCATGTACTAGCGCTTGAAACTGTTTCTTAGTCATAGTTTCTTCAGTGCCTTTTTTATCACCATCATCATATTTTACTGTTACTTTATCGCCGTCTACTTTGCTAATGTGTGCATGATATCTTGTTTTTCCATGTTCCCCGAATGCAAACGAAGCACCTTGTACAAGTTCGCTTTCGTGTGCAATACCATGACCATGCCCCTCCTGTCCTGCATAGTAATAAATATACTTTGTCGCACCTGTCTTGGTTACCCCTTTAGGGATACGGCGAACATACTTATGAGTCATTGCCTTGATTAAATCATTTGTGAATTGTGTATAGTTAAACATGTTTCTAGTCCTTGTTTACAGTGTTCTAAAACATTGTATACGAAACTAGATATCTATTGTAAATTTTTTTGTAAGGGCCTTTTTCACTTCCTCGCCCGCGTTCTCTTCTTGATCGGGTTCTTGTTCGTCCTGTGCTTCAGTGCCTTCTTCTTGCCCTTCTTCTTGCTCATAGTCATCATTCCCTTGGCCTTGTTCTTGTGCTTGTTGTTGACTCATGCCCAAAGCTGTTATGTATGCCTGATTCAAGACTACATCGCCCCCGTCAATCTTATCAAGTCCATGTTTCGCCCGTATTTCGTTGATAGTCATGTAATTCGAAACTCTTTGAATATCTGATGTCAAAGCTTCTTTTTCTGTGTCTGCATCAAGCCCCATGAAACGAAGTTCATATTTATCATTTACTTGGTGTATTATATGCCTATTTATCCAATTCTGTACACTTCGTAAAAGGGGGTAGAGGCCTTTGTCTTTTGATGCCTGTATTCGTGCGCCTGGTCCCTGCTGTGTCAGTGCCCCTGTTTGCCCTTCAGTACCAAAGACAAAACCTAATTCGGCGGGGTCAATTTGATACACTGAACAGGCTACTTTTGTTAAGTATCCTAGCCAATCTTTGTACCCCATCTCTTCGGCTGTTGCCCCTAGGTTCACGCTTTCAATCTCCTCTTGACTTTCGGGATCAAGCTGGATAATAGGCGTTCTTTTGGCCTGTGCGGGCCCTGATAGATTGGCGTAGAACTCACGCTTAAACGCTCTAAATAATTGAGGGTTCATTTTACTCTTGATCGCTAAGATTGAGTTTGCATGTATACCATTTGTAAAGTTTGAAGCGTTATAGGTTTCGGCGTTGACTAAATGCGTAACTACTTTCACAAGTTCCTCAAGTTCTGGGAATCCATAGCCCCTTGATGCTATGTTTGTGCGTGGTCTACGAATACAGAATGCTAGTTTGTCATTGTCAAACGTGGCCACCCTTTTACCATTGATTACTTGAATATATGCGCTATCAATCCAATCTCTTCTTCCTTCTTTTTTCTCTTCTTCTGTGATACTGGCGCGCCTAATTGTACTTGCATCAACAGGGATAAAACCAATGAGCGCCCCGCCCCTATTTTTGATAATTTCAAAGCATGCTTGATCATAGATCAAAGAGTCTCTAATGATCATTCTCACAATGCTTTCAAAATCCCATGCGCCCCCGAACTTTGAACCTTCGCCACATGTTTCTAACCATTGCGAAAGAGTCTGCATCTCTCTTTGTTCTTCGTCTGTAGGTTCTTTTGTCCTGTCTCTTAGGCGTATCACGTACCCCGCTTTAAACTGGTCTTCTTGTGGTATGCAAAACTCGGCGATCTGATTGATTCTAGTTTGAATGATTGAAGAGATCACAGGGACGCGGGACATATAGGTCAAGATGTCATAATCAAGTTGACTCGTCCCTTCATGCTCTGAACCTCGATAACTGTCCGAACTGGTATACGCTGCGTAATTCGATGGATCAAGATCGTATGCGGAAGGTTCAATTTTGCCCCCCGCCTCCGCTGTCCTAAGCGCTTTTTGTAGTAGTTCTTCTGATATATCCGCCAACTCTGCTAATTGATGAATCGTTGTTGATTTCATATAGTCTCCTTTATCTTTGTTTCTAGTATACAAAATAAACTATTTTAATTCGATAAACAAAGATAAAGACAAAGACAGGCCCGTCAAAAACAAAAAGCAAAACTAAAAACGGGCCTTGTCACTTGGTGATACATGCCAAAGGTGCTACGCATTCAATGGGTCTCGTTCAACTCTCACAAAAAGGGGGCATGTATCAAGTAGCAATTTATCTTTTTTAAAGCACACTGGCAAATTTAAAAAGTTATTCTTTGAGTAAATGTAAAAGTGGTTCGTGGTTCGCTATTCTCTCAAGTGATCTCTTGTAGTAGGTTTCATCTTTTTCTATGCAAATATATTGCCTATTACTATTTAAACACGCAATCGCTGTTGTCCCGCTCCCTGAACAATTATCTAAGACTACTTCATTTTCATTGCTGTAGGTTCTTATTAAATACTCAAACAGTGCAACGGGTTTCTGTGTTGGGTGTTGTCCTCGTTCACAATCAAAATAAAGAACATTTCTAGGATAATTTTCATACTCTTTGCTTATGTATTCTTTATGCTGTCTTGCTTGTTTTCTTGTTTCATTGCCATACATTACATTAGCAAAAGCATTCTTTTTTTTTGTAGATATGCTCTTGATTCTATCATCAAAATTAAATGTATTTTTACCCCCATTGGGTTTTTTAAAGATACATATATTTTCAAATATTCTAAAAGGTTGTATCCCTGCTAAAGCAAAGTTTGAGTGTTGATTCTTCACCCATACATAATCATGATTAAACCATTTTCTTTTATATGAAATCAAATCGGCACAAAAGACGCCTTGTGCAGTCAAGCAAATAATCCCATTATCCTTGATAATTCGTTCATACTCTTGCCAAAGTTTAGACATGTCAATGATAGAATCCCATTTGCTTTCGGTTGTACCATAAGGTAAATCACAAAGTATCATGTCAACAGATTTACTAGGTACGCTAGGCAACAAATCAAGACAATCGCCATGATAAACGTTGTTAGTTTTCATCGTTCTCATCCCTAGCAAGTGACAAAATAGCATAGCCCGCAATGTCCATATATGGACTTTCTCCTAGTGGGTCATTGTCTCTTGCGATCCTGCTGATCTTGTCAAGCATGCGAATGAGTACATGAACATCCTTGAACTGTTCTACCTTGATCCCATTGGGATAAAGAAGCGTGAGTATCTGTGTTGTCTTGTCAAATGCGTTGCCATATGCGTCATTTTTCATTGATAAAATGGTGGCTAGGTTGCTAGCTATCTTTTCAAACTTGTTCAAGGGGCCTCCTGTGTTTTGCTCATGGTCAATAGCGCTTTCTTTGCTACGCCGTCAAACCTGTTTTCTAGGTCTCTTATTCGGTCAATGATCTCTTGATCAAGTAGATTGTATACTCTTTCTAAAGGTTCACAAAAATCTAAGATACAAAGTTCATTGATATATAAGCGAACGATTAGCCTATTCCCATTCATACTATTTTCCCATGTGTAAAAGCGGTTCGTGGTTCGCTATGCGTTCAAGTGATCTCTTGTAGTAGGTTTCATCTTTTTCTATGCAAATATATTGCCTATTACTATTTAAACACGCAATCGCTGTAGTCCCTGAACCTGAACAATTATCTAAGATTACTTCGCCCTCGTTTGAATAGGTTCTTATTAAATATTCAAACAATGCAACGGGCTTCTGTGTTGGGTGTGTTTTATCTGTGTCTTGCGAAATCTGTATAATATCTGTAGGATACGCCCAACCGTCATTTATAGTATCCGTCCGGACTCGCCCCTTATCCCTAGTTTGATTTGGTGCTATTATTGAATTTTTATGTTTTGTTGTATAGGGTTTACAGGGTGTTTTTTGTGGATTATATGCGCCGCCCCATTCTTTAAAAAAGACTAGAACATCCTCATGTTTTCCTAAAGGCATTTTCTTTGCTTGTAAAAACTTAGTGACATTGTTTTTCATCCATACCCATTTATAACGAAACAACTTTAAATTTGAATAGGCAAGTAATATAGTAAATTTAGCGTTGGCGGTTAAAACAATGTTTCCATTATCTTTGATTACTCGTTCGTATTCCCTCCATAGCCTATCTAAAGGTATAATAGAATCCCATGAACAAGCTGTAGTTCCATAGGGAAGATCACATAAAACCATGTCAACAGATTTACTCGGTATGCTAGGCAACAAATCAAGACAATCACCATGATAAACGCAATTAGTTTTCATTGCCCCTCACCTTCCAACGC